CTCGATTATCCTGGAAGACCATGCCACCGCTAAGGTGGTTTTGGTACCAAAGGATAGTCGAGGACCTCGGCTAATCTCATGTGAACCACTTGAGATTCAGTGGCTGCAACAAGGATTGAGTACGCTCCTTACGGAACGTATAATGAGTTGTCGACTAACCAAAGGATTCATCAATTTTGATGATCAAGAGGTGAATCGGCGTCTCGCCTTGTCTGCAAGTATTGATGACCAGTGGGTCACTCTGGACATGAAGGAAGCCAGTGATCGTGTATCCTTAGCATTGGTTAACTACCTTTGCGACGGAAACACTAGGCTACTAGAGGCTTTACAAGCCACACGTAGTCGTTTCACTAAGCTTCCTTGTGGACGGATTATTGCCTTAAAGAAGTTCGCCCCTATGGGTTCAGCATTATGCTTCCCAGTGGAGAGTCTTGTCTTTTGGGCCTTGTCCGTTAGTGCAATCATACAGCACACTAGTAAAAGCCGCGAGGCTTTGAAAAGTGTGTATGTGTTTGGCGATGACCTAATTGTGAGGAAAGAAGTCTATACTTCCTTACTTCAGTTACTACCCTTAGTGGACCTTAAGTTCAACGAGGATAAGTGCTGTGTCGCACGCTCTTTTAGAGAGTCGTGTGGGTGCGACGCCTTTGTCGGCGTCGATGTCACTCCCGTCAAGTTAAAGACGACTTGGTCAGAGTCAAGTAGTAATCCCAAGTGCCTTGAGTCATACGTAGCGTTTCACAACGCCATGTATGGTAGGGGGCACTTCCGTACGGCAGCCATAGTGAAGTCCAATGTCGAAAGATTGTATGGTCCAATACCATACACTAACAGGTACACAGTGAACCCAAACGGTTCATATGTGGCTCAGACAGAGGGCGTCGCCTGGGTTGCTCACGAATCCGCATGGCACCTAAACGCCAAACTCCAGTTACCGAAGGTTTACAACCGACGGATACCGGGGCAAGGTGGTTCGTATCAAAAATACGAGATCCTTACCTATGGTACTGAGCCCTTAAAAAGGCGACAGACCAAAGGAGGTTATCAGGAGCTATTACGCCGCTATAGTAGCGGTTATGGAAACCACGGT